GGCGACTTTATCCAGCTTACCACGGAGGAATAGAACGATGATTGACTTCGGACATCTGCTGGACGTGGCAATCGACCGCATTAAGCCCTATCTGCCGGAGTTCCACGAGATCGACGATGTAAGCTGGGGCGAAGACGCTTTTCAGCTCCATGTGATCGACGCCGAGAAGTTCCCCGGCAAAACGGTCGATAGGTTTCTCTTTATCCGGAATCCCGGCGAGAGCGACGACAATGTGACGGTGCGATTCAACGAGGCCGTCGCCGAATACGTCAGAAGCTGGAGGTAGTATATGAGAGCATACATCATCGAGTACCGGCAGCACCTTCCGGGCGCCGGGGACATCCCGAGCAGCCACATATCGCAGGAGGGCTACACCACCCTTGAAGCGGCGCAGGCGTTCATCGAGCGCAAGCCGGGCGCGCCGGTGGCCATCACGCCGATGCTCTACCAGACGGCGGAGGGCTCGGAGCAGTACATCATCCACGACGTTCAGATTAAGGAGGCATACAATGGCTGAATTCTGCAAGGAGTGCGCCGAGAAGCACCTCGGCATGAGCAAGAAAGAGCTTCGGCGGGCAGTGATGTCCGCCGAGCCCGATCTGTGCGAGGGCTGCGGGCAGGTAAAGCCCGTGGTCGTCACAATCAAGCCCCCAATCTGGAAGCGCCCCTGTGTATGGCTTGGGCGAAAGCTCGGCCGGCTATGAGGCGTGAGGCGCGCTGACGCTAACGGAATGGCGGCGTCCAGAGGCGCGGAGGGTATGGGTAGTGTAGGACACTACCCCGACCATTGAGCCACCCACAGCGCCACGGAGAGGCCAGAAACGGCAAAAAGCCCTCGGCGGGACCATTGAAGTCCTACCGAGGGCTTTCCTCGTTCATATTTCCGGGACACAATCCTCCGGCGCCGCGACGGGCTCCTCCGGCCTGACGCCGAAATTCTCCGCCTTGGCTGCGTCGTAGGTGATGCCGCCCGCCTTGTGATCGCTCTTGGCGAGGTTGAGATAGAACGCCGCAGCCGTTCCCCATGCCGTCCACGGGAGGCCGACCATCGCCGTAATCCACGGCAAGCCGCCCTCAAATCCGCGGCGGACGCAGTAGAACGCGAGCAGCAGGCCACCGACCGAGATCACCCAGAGCAGCCCGCGCATATCGTTTGTGATGCGCTTGGAGTATTCAAGCATGATCTCCCGCTGCCCCTGACGGCGTTTCTTCTTCATTCCGTCAGCAGCCCCTTTCGATCGAGCACCGTGGCGAGCTCCTGACGCTTCAAGAACGCCTGCGGGTTGTCGACAAGACCGTCGTGGTTTCCGTCCGTGAACAGGCCGCTTTCGATGCCGCGTTTGCAAGCATCTTTCGCATAATCGCTCGGCGGCAGCGTCGCCGCGTACTGATTCGCCAGCTCGACGATCTTCCACGCGGTCTCCGGGTCTTTCTGCAACGCCTCGTAGATTGCCTTTGCTGTCACTTCTTCGTCCTCCCCTCCGTTGTTGTACACTCTGGCGTCTATCCACCAGAAGTATTTCGCCTGATTGAAAAAGAGTTCGGGATCTCCGTTCTCCCGCTCCGGCTTTGTGCTCGCCGGGTCGTTGATGCGGACCTTGCCGTCCTCCCACCAAACGACGACGTAATGACCGCCGCTTGTCCAGAGGCCTTTCTTCATCAAGGCGATGAAGTAATACCCCTGATGGAGCATTTCGATCACCTTGTACCGCACCCAGCTCCCGTTGTCGAGGCACTTGCACCACGTCAGCAGGTCGCAGTCTATGCCGTAGACGGCGAGCTGCGGCCGGAAGTAGTCGTAGCTCGTGCCCTGATTGGCATAGACATATCCGTGGTCGCACGCCCATTCCATTGTCTCGGGCGGCAACACATCCTTGCCGGTCAACGTGGAGGCGATCATCGCCGCGCAGGTCTCGCCGCAGCCTCCGCCGCCGATGCTCATTGTTCCGCCGTTGCACGGGTAGCGTTTCGACTTCCAGCGCGGGTCGGTCTGCAAGAGCTTGACCGGCTGCTTATTCATAATTTTTCCCCTCCCGTGCGCAGCTGTGCGAGCGTCTGCACAACCTTGTCGTAGCCCACCATAGCACAGAGCCACGATAAAAAAACGAGGGCGACAAGTGCAAGGCCGAGCTGCACCGTCCAGGTCGCGCCGGTGTAAAACGCCCAGCCGACGCCGACCACCGCGGAGAGAATCAGCGCCACGATGCCGGCTGTGGTGTTCGGTCTGGTCTTCTGTCCACGCTCGATCTCCATGTTCTTGATCGCCTCAGTCACGAGGCCGGTCAGCAGAGAAACGAGCAGCAGGAGAAAAGCGAAAATCTGTGCGTTCATTGGATGACCTCCCATTTCGTGATGTCCTCATGTACCTTGTCGATAAAGCTGTTTCCGCCCAGGGCTTTATAGGCGGCGTATTGCAGCTCGACGTTTTGGTACTCGTACTGCGTGATGGCGTCCTCGTTGTGATGCTTGTAGTACACGGTCAGTATGGCGCCGCGCAACATGCACTTCACGCCTTCTCGGATGCACTGCAGATCCTCCTGCGCCTTTTTGTTGTCTTCGCGCAGCTTCTTATAAGCTTTGACGAAGTAGACGATTATCCCACAGAGCGTCGAGATGCCGCCGAGGACGGCAATAACAATCTGAAAAGTTGTCATGCCGCCGCCCCCGTTCTTTCAAAAAGACAGATGATTTTCATACTTTCCTCCTTGTACGCGAGAACGGCAGCCGCCGAAGCGGTTGCCGTTCACATTGTTGGTGATCTTTAATTTTCGCTGTGCCTGACGAGGACAAAATCGCGGAGCACCTGTGCCCGCAGCTCGTCGCAGTCGGCGTGTTTCATCAGGCCGAGGTAGGACTGTATCACCGACTGGCAGTATTCCAGCGGCAGCTTGCCTTTGGCGTATCCATCCATCACATAGGCGAGGTGGCGTTTCATCTGCAAAGACGTCGCCTTGCGGAGCTCGATGCTCTGCGGGCGGACGATGCGCCCGATGAACTCCACGCGGTAGCCGACTGGCATCACCGCCGTTTTCTCGTTGAGCTGCAAGCCCAAATGCTCTTGCAGATAATCGTCCGCCGCGCCGATCGCGTCCCATACCTGCTGTTTGGACGGGCAGAGTATCATCATGTCGTCCATGTAGCGGATATAGAGCGGGACGCGCAGCTCGCGCTTGATGAAGTGGTCGAGCGGCGTCAGCACAACGTTCGCCGTCATTTGCGAGATCAGCGAACCGACCTGCATTCCAATACCGACGACGCGCTCCGCCGTGGTGACGTCGGTGCAGTAGAGCGGCAGGCCGAACGGTCTGCCGTCGCAGCGGATGGCCTTTTCGAGAAACCACATCATATCGGGATCGTCGAGCGGGCGCGCCAGCTCGCGCAGCTGCACCTCAATCGGGACGCGGAAGAAAAACTTTGCTATGTCGAGTTTCCCTATGTACCACTTCTGCGGCTTGCGGCTGACGAGGCGCATCCATTCCTGGAGCTGCTGGACGGCACGCAGGGTGCCGAGGCCGGGAATGCTCCCGTAGGAGTGCTCATACATCGAGCGCCGGTAGATCGGGAACAGGACATTGTAGGCCGCGCAGTTTATTACGCGGTCGTAGAACGGCATTGCGTGGATCAGCCGCTTCTTCGGAAAATACTCGAAGAACGGCATCGGCGCGCCCGGTTCGTACATTCGCCATTGCAGACGGTTGACCGAATCAATGATGTTTTCTTCGAGGTTGGCGGAGTAGTCCAGCACCACGGACAGATACCGCTTTTGGCGGCGCGCCATCCGATAGCCGTCGTACATATTGTCGAAGGTCGCAAAACGCTCGAAAACATGAGAGTGCTTTTCCATTCCGTCGTTCCCCCGGAGGCTGCACGTTGCGAGCGCCGTACCCTCGCGGGCCGGAACGCCGGCATTTGCAGCGTACTATTTTCCAGCCAATAGCCGGCTGAGGGAACAGCCCCCTTAATACCTCGTGTGCTGGAAGCGTACCGCGTAGGTGCGCAACATCTGACGGGTGAGGTTAAGCGGAGCGGAAGCCGATGTTCCAGTTGCAGTTCGAGCGCGGGTTGTTGCCGTTGAACGAGGCGAAACCGTAAGCGGCATTGTTGGCGCTGCTGCCGGAGTAGAAGAGCGAACCGGGCTGTCCCCTGCGTCAAGTGGATTTCGGACCGTTGACGGCCTTGATCCATCCACCTAACATCTTTCCGATCTCGACCACCATTTCCGACCATATCTCGTACTTCTTCATAGGGAGGAAACCGAGTTGGTGGGAAAGGCGGATATAGGCGCGGAGCTTCATGATCTCCACGTCCATGTCCTGCAAGGTGGTCTTTTTGTAATACTTCTTCTGCGCCTCGATGCAGCGTTCCAGCAGCTTATCCATGCTGTGCTTTATGTCGGTGCAGAGAGCAAACTTCTCGGATTTGGGGAACTGCGCGAGCGCGCCGTATGCGTACTCCATCATGTCAAAAATCTTCTGGAGGATTTTCAAATCCTCTGCCATGAGCGCCCGCCCCCACCGAAAAAGTCAGCCGATTATACCATCAGCGGGGCGGGCGTCGCTCGTTTTTGGCAGAAAATTACGGAATACGTTATACCCTCCAAAAAATTTTTGCGCGACCGCGCTTACGCGCGGTATAAATGGGAGTCCCCCGCTATCGCGGGGGACGCAGTACGCAGTCAGGCAGAAGGCAGTTTTACATAAGCGGAGCGGAAGCCGACGTTCCAGCTGCAGTGCGAGCGCGGGTTGCTGCCGTAGAACGAGGCGAAACCGCAAGCGGCATTGTAGGCGCTGCCGCCGGAGGAGAAGAGCCGTTCGTCCTCCGCGTTGTTGAAGTACACCGTCTGCCCGATGTAAAGCTCCGAGCCGGAGTAGGGCAGCAGACCGAGCTCCTGCAAGAGCAGCTTCGCGGCGTCGCCGATCGAACTGTTCGCCACGACGTTTGCAAAGGTGCAGCTGTGGCTGCCGGGCGCGGAATCAGTGATCGTCGTGGAGTAGGTGAGCTTGCTGCTGATCCAGTCCATCTTCACCGAGCCGGAGGTCGTGCCGCTGCCGTCCGGCGTGATCAACGTACCGTCCGACGCCTTGATTGCTTTCCACTCCGCGGACGTGGCACCCTGCGCGTGCGCGCTGTCGGCGGCGTTGTTGTTGGCGAGCACCTGCACCTCGCCCTTGACCGTGCGCAGACCGCCGTCCCATTCCCACACGTCGCCGCAGAGGTCGGCGATGCCAGCAGGGGAATTGTCGTGATACCAGGTCAGCGGGCCGGTGCCCGTGGCGGTGCGTCTGATCTGCGTGCCGTTCTTGGTCGTCGGGATGGCCTTGTACGCCGTCTCGGTGCTGTCCTTGCCGTAGCCGTTGTTGCCCTTGGGGATAAAGCCGTTATTCTGGCAGAGCTGAATCAGCATGCCGCGCTCGATGCGCGTCATCAGGTGCCAGCCCTCGCCCTTCGCCTCGCACGCAGCGCGCGCAATGTCGAAGTCAACGGTATCGGCGGCGGGGTCCTGCCCGGCCCAGGAGTAGGCGCGGCCGTTCTGAATGACATTCAGATACTTGCTGACGTAGATACCGTCAACCTCCTGTCCGTTGACGATGAACGCCTTGTGTACCGCCGTCGACGCGCCCATGCCGAGCTCGGCATAGGTGCGCTTCGGAAGAAAGACCATGACCGAGGGCATACCCTTGTCGTCATAGAGGATTTCGTTGCCGGGGCAGACGGCCTTCATAGCGAAATTGCTCAGATCGAAATTCGACATTTCCTTGTCCTCCTTTACTCAATCGACCACAGGGAGAGCGTAACCTTGTCCATGTCCAGAGGCACAGGCGTCGGCGGGTCGCTCTCACCCATACCCTCGTTCTCCGAGGGCTCCGGCAGGATGTACTCGCGCTTGGGGATGTCGATCTCGGCGACGTACAGACGCCCAGCGGCTGCGCCGATCACCAGCTCGCGGTCGGTGTCAAAGCAGACGTCGATGTGGACCGGCCAATCCTCCTGGCGCTTGGCGAGGTTGATGGTGAGATCATCGTCAAAGGTGATCTTCTTGCCGTGCACCTCATAGTCGATCTTTTCGCCCTCGTTCTTCTCAATGATGATCATTTCAGATAGCCTCCAATCACAGTATATTGTACGACCGCACTCTTGGCCGAGCCGGTGTAGCCGATCTTGAAGCCGTTGGCGAGCTTGTCGCTGACGACGACCTCGCCCGCGTTACCGGAGCAGCTGACGACTTCCGCCAGAACAATGTAGTCCCCATTCTCCTTCGGGAGCTGGAGCGCCACGCTCTGAACGCTGTTGTTAATGGGATAGATCGCGCTGTTCGTAAGCGTGAGCTGTCCGCGCTCAACCTCCCATTCGTTCTGACGCATGGCGTTGATCAGCATCATCACCGCGATCTGCGTGTCGGTGATGCCGACCTCCATGTTGTTGAAATGCTGCTGGTCTTGGAACGTGCCAGGCTGCATCACCGTACCGGCCTTGGTGATGGTCTTTGTGCCGTCCGCATTGTTGGTGACGTTGTAGCGGTTGGACGGGCTGCGTACCTCGTCCTCCCAATAAGTTCTCTGATACATGGCTTACGCCTCCTTTTCCGTGATCGTGAAGTCAAACCAGAACAAGATGCCGGTTTCTCCCGACGAGACTGTGATGCTGCAATCCTGATGCGCCCACAACTCGCCGGCAGAGCTGTAAAGCTCCACGCGGTTGACCGTGACCGTTCCGCTCGGAATGATGGAGAGGCGCGCGCGGACGGTGTTGCCGCCGACATAATCAATGTCGGTCAGCTCGGCCCGATAGTAGGTGCTGCCGACGCGGTATCGGGCGTAGGAAACGCGCCGCTTGATGTATCCGCGAATGTCGGTCAGCGCAGCGGTGTCAAGCATTATAATCCCTCCTTACAGTCCTTCGGGATCACTCCCGCAGGCGATTGTTGTATATTCCGCGCCGCCGCTATCGGTAAGCGCCAGAACACCGATATCATCGACGTCACCCTGCACCGCCGCGCTGGGATAGGTGCCGGCGTTGATCTCGCCCACGGCGGGCACGGTATAGAGCATGCCGCCCTTCGCCGTGTTCGCGTCGATACCGAGGTCGAGCAGAAGCCCTTGCGTCGCCGTCTCCGGGTATGTGCCGCAGACGCGCACGGTGTAAATGACGTAGCCCGTTGCGACGCCGAGTTCCATGTCACAGCTCGTACGGTAGGCGATGGCGTCGTCTTCCAGATGCGAGCGCAGGGACTTGTAAAGGTTGACGGCGCGCACGATCTCGTCGTGCGACAAGACCACGTTCGGGTCTTCCGTCAGGTCGAGGACGATGCGGAAGTAGTACGGATCCCCACCGTAGTCAAACCATTCCTCCAAAATGGAGTTCGGGTAGATGACAGAGATCGCCTTCCGCACCGCGCCGTATGTGCCGAGGTGACGATGAACGTAGTAGTTCGTCTTGATCTGCTCGCGCTTGACCTCGATAGGATAGTCGTACCCATACCAATCGACTTTGAAGTCTTTGGCGAGGATATCAAGCAGCGGCTCCGGCAGCGCGTCGATGCGCGTGTAGATTTCTTCCTCCGGCAGCTCGGCAAGCCGCGTCGCCAGTGCTTTCGCAATGGCGGCGGCGAGCGCGGACATACGCTTGTCTTCCGCGAGGACGCGCGGGAGCTGCCCCAAAAAGTTGACGGCGGAATACTCGTGCAGCTCATTCATCCTCAACGCCTCCGTTCGTCACCGTGACCGTGCCGACCGTGGCGATCTGCGGGACGGGATGATCGGGGTCGTTCCCGTCGTAAAGCGTGGTGAAGGTCGGCGCCGTGAGCGCCACGCGCTTGATGCCGGTCTGCATGAGCATGGAGATCAGCTTCGACGGATTGATGTCGCGGCCGAGCTTCCCGCACTGCCACGCCACATACTCGTTGACGGCCTTCGTCACGTTTGCCTGGATGGTCGCGCTTTCCTCGGTGGCGTCGCGCGGGATGTAGTAGGTGAGCGTGATGTTGTAGGAAACGGTGGTCGGGTCGTCCATCACGACCTTATCGGTCAGCGGTCGCACGTCCTCCGCGCTGCACGCGGCGAGAATCGCGGCCTTCATGGTGGACGTCGCAATCGTGCCGTCGTCCATCAGCGCGTAGATGTAGACCTCGCCGGGCGTCGGGGAGTTCACCACGACGTCGGCGATCTCCGAGGACACCGCCATCGCGTGGTAGATGTAGTTTCCGCGCGCGCCGGCTGTCGAAAGGCTGTCCATCGACTGGCGCAACAGCTCATAGAAAGCGTCGTCGCTCATGGGCGCGCTGCCGCCGTCGCTCGTCGTGGTGTTCTCGACGGCGGAGTAGTAATCGTAGACGTCGACGATGGTGTTGATCATGCCGGGCGTGAAGTCGTTGCCGACCGTGCCAGCCGTCTGGCACCGCACCTGCGCATCAACGTAGGTGTCGCCGATCGCCACCCATGCGTCCGCTGTGGTCTCCCAGTACAGCTTTTGGCTGCCGTCTGTGACGCGCGTACCGGCAGGCACGAGGATCGCAGACGACTGCGCCGCGGAAATGTGGAAGCGTACCGTGCAGGTCGCCGCGGTCGCGCCCGGACGCTCCTGCGCATAGAAAAGCTCGGCCAGCGCGTCGAGGTTGTTGCCCTCAGCGCGGGAGGGCAAGTTCTGATTGGCTGCGTAGTTGCCCTTGATGCGCTCCTGCAAGATGATCGACGCTACCCACTGGATCATCAGATTTTCGGGCGAGCCGGGCAGCACCGTTTCGCCGGACAGCGTTTCATAGGTCTGCACCATTTCCGCCTGAAGCTCTGCGACGTCGGCATCCACAAACTCAAATTCCGGATTTCTGCTCATTGATTTCCACCTCCACGACAGGGAATAGTTGACCGTGATCATTCGATGTAAAGCTGATATCGACCAGCTCCGCCCGAGGCTCGAAGCGCATCAGCGCCTCGCGTACTTCGATGATCAGCGTCGGCGCCGCAACCGGCATCGGCTGGTCGACGAACTCCATCGGCAAGCCGAACTCCCGGAAGAACGGCACCGTGCCCTGCCTCGTTTTGAGGATGTTCGAGATATTCTGCAGAACGGACCGCACATAGTCGCTCTCGTTGAGCACTTCATCGTTCAGCTCCGCAGCCGATACCTTGTGCGACATATCCTCGCCTCCTCACGAATAGATGTACTCCTGCAAGCTGACGGAGACGACGCAGTGCGTCAGGTCGCCCTCCCCGTCAAAGTGTTTCATTTTGATGTTGTGCTTGGTGATAGTCCAGCGGTACTTGCCGTACCCCTTGTGCCCGATCGCGAGCGGCACGGGCTCGCCGTCGCGCTCATACTTCCAAATCTTCCCGATCGCCGTTTGCGGATTGACGCCGAGGTACGCCGAAAGGGTGATGTCGAATTGGATTTGATCGGGATTCATGCCCGTGTACTCGGTCTTGGCATGGTAAAGGTGGCGCTGGTGCGTCGCGTAACGCACCGAGCCGGACCATGACATATTATCGAGCGTCTGCACAACATCGTCCGAGACCTCAAAGATGATCTCGCCGAGCTTTCCTACGATCATCAGCCAATACCTCCCAAAACAAAGCCGTCAGCGTTGAACACCGGCAGATACAGGCACACAACCGTGTCGTTGATCTTCGGCATCCACTGCTTGATAACCAGATCGTGCGTGTGCGCCGCGAATGCCGCCGCGCCGCTGCCGCCCGACCTGCTTTCTGTCTGCTGCGTCTGATCGTAGCCGGGGATATACGGACGGTTGTTGAGAACGTACAACCAGCCGGAGGTCATGTCCTCCGACTGGAATTTCACGCGGGCGAGGTGCTTGACGTTGTTGACGTCCGTGACCGTGCCGACGCGCACGAGGCCGGCGACGATTTTTTCCAGATCCATCAATACCCCTCCAATACCCGGCGCGCATTGACGGTCGTGGTGTAGCCGCCCGAGGCGTTCACCGTGTGCTTCGCCTGTGTGATGATGTACTTGCCGTCCCAGCCGCCCCAGTCCTCCAGCTCGATGTTCAGCCCCGCGAGCAGGGCGGGGTCGCCGGGAAAGGTGAACTGCACCGTGCGCTCGAATTTGTTGTGCAGCCGCAGCAGCTTCGCGGCCAGCTCCTTCGCCTCGCCGATCGAGCCGACCTTCTGCGAGACCTCCAACTGCTGGTTGCTCTTTTTGCTGCTGTCGTAGTCCTCGCAGTAGGCGATGCCCTCGATGCTTTTGCCGGTTGCCGGGTCGTTGTACGACACCCGGCAGCTCGTGTACTGCGTGTCCGCGGTGGTCGTACCGAGGCGCCACTTGGTATAGCTGTGGTCGCCGCGCTTAACCTTTTTGACCGCGCCCTTGCTCTCGTAGTCGGACTGATCGAAGATCACGATCATCTTGTCCGTTGCCTTGAGAGAGCAGCCGGCGTCGTGACAGAGCTGCGAGAGCAATTCGATGTCGCTGCTGTCGTACTGCTCCACGCGGTCATAAAAGGGATTTTGCGCAGAGAGGAACATACAGACCATGCCGTTCGCGCCCGCCATTTCGTTCGCGATGCCGGCGAGGTCGTACTTCTCCCACGCCTTGGTCTTCTTGGTCTGCCTGATCTGCGATGTGAACGGCAGGGACGTCCCCTTAATCGCCACCGTGGACGGAGGGCCGGAGCACGTCACGCTTTCCAGCTCGAACGTGCCGGTATCAAGGAGGTCGTCCTTGCCGTCACTGTTCCAGTTCTGCCGGACGATCACACCCTGGATGGCCATGCCGCGCCCGGCAGCAGCATCGACCGCCTGATTAAGCCAATCGGTCAACCAAATGGCCGATGTGTCCTGAAAGTTGAGCTGCAAGGCGTCCGCCGTATCCTCCTGATTATCCGTATAGGACACCGAAAGCAGATAAGGCAGCATGGACGCCGTGATGTCAACGCCGTCAAACGTAATCTCCACGCGGGCGCGGCGCGCCATGTTCTTGTCGCTCATGCGCTCGCCTTCTTCCACGGCGGCGCGGTCGCGGACATGGTTGCCTCGACCTCGGGGATGGTGAGCGTGATGCCCGCGGGAAAGGTGTAGTAGTCGAGGTATGCGCGATTGGCCCACATAAGATCATGCGTCCCGTTCACGCCGCCCATCTGCTGGTAGGCG